TTAAGCTGTTCCTGATTCCATTTTACGAGGATTCAGCCCCAGATAAGCTACAAACTGATTTGCTGATTCAAAGGTATACCCTGAAGCCAATATTGATAATAAAACCACGCCAGAGCTAAACCCTATACCCAGAATCGTCTGCAATATTTCATGCTTATGAGCCAAATCAGCATTACTTCTAAAAAATGCTTTTAACATCTCTTTCGTTTCCAATAACTGATTATTAAAATGCTCTATATTGGAATTAATTAATGGCTTTACCAGTGCTGGAGCCTCTAACAACTTCACCCGCTCTGATACTTTCTGCTTTTTCAGACGCTGATACATTCCCACCAACAGCTTTAATTCTGCCACTGCTGCCGCTACTGGACTATATCATTACTTTACAGTAATCGGCTATTAACAACGCATCGCGCTTATCTGATTTCATACGCAGCATGCTTGCCTTTGCAAAATAATGAATCTTCGCAGGATTCTCTACAGATACGCGCACATCATTAGCTGCCAGAAATTCAACCAATGACTGCCAGTATGACCCGGTAGCTTCCAAGCATACATGCACATCATCATACAGAACCAGCAAGCTCATTAACTCATCATAACCACCTTGGCTATTTTGTACTTTTAAATACACCTCATTGTCCGCATCAAGCACGCAACAATCCAGCGTCTTCTTGCTTACATCTATTCCTACATAAGTCATTGATTTAACCTTATATTCAGCTTCCAACAGCTTAGATAGTGTTCAAATTCCAGACTTAAAATATGACTTACGACCATCGCTTCAATCTATCCCTCAACCTCTTCCGGTTTTGTTACATCACTAAGTCAATGGTCGTTGATGTAATTAGCTAAGTTACATCTAAAATTATTCACTATTAAACAATTTTAGCTATATCCTACTTGTCTTTTTAAAACCCTTATCGTTCGCCACTGGGCAGGGTTTGGCGCACAAAAACCACGCCAAACCCAACCCAAAGCGTACTTTCTGCTCAGCCAGTCAAGGGGTATTCATAAAGATTTATACAGACAAATCTTTACAAAGCTTCCCCTTGACTTAATTAAATAATCTAAAAATCATAGGGAGAATTAAAAAGACCCCTAAAGAAAAAAAATAACCGGTACTAAAACATCTTAATAATTGCTTACCTTTAGAAAGAGCAGAACAATCACAAGAACAAATAAAACATGCAATACCCAAACTGAACATGCCTGAAATACTCAAAAACATCAACTCAAAAGAATCACTCATAAATCCTCACTTAGCAGGTGTATAACGTTCAGGCATTAGATTTAACGGCGCTTCCCCACCAACATCATAAACCTTTGCTGTCCTTCCCTTTGCTTCAGCACCCTTTGAACTCTGGACAGCCAAACTCTTTTGCCTGTAATTGTCAAATTTACCATTTTTTAAGAATGATTCGCAATACGTTCTAGACACTTTTATCAAGGTTGCTTGCTCTGAATAACAATTACACGTTTTATCTGTTTTTATGCATGCAACTACCTGCTGTAAGTTAACCGGCCTCCTTAAGCCATCATAAATTGGTGCTGATTCCGGATGATCCGGCAACCGTGGCATGAAGTCATCATCTTTAATACCTATTTGACTTGCTGAATTCGCACTTGCAAATGTCACATTTTTCTGCATTATTCCGTTTTCTGTCTGCTCTGCATTAACCGTCTCTGCTGGTACTTCCTCTTTCGTCGCTTTATCAACTGCTTTATATGCTGGCTTTAATGCTTTATAAACCAATATGCCTGCCACTATGACTACAATTGGAAATATTTTAAATGCTATATGTATTTTTTTCTTATGCTTGATATGAATTGAGGCTGATTTATATAATTTAAATGTTCTTTTATCCGGTTTATATGGGCTCGATGGTGCTAATTTTAACGCAGTCTCGGACAAACTTTCCTGTGCTGAGCTAAATTCGTAGATTTTTGTGCCAAGGGCTCTTCTTTCTATATGCCAATGAGTTGCTACTAACCGCCTTACATACGAATCCAGCATCAAGGCATTCTGTGTTATCAATATTAGGGTAAATCCGTAATGCCTTAGTTCTTTTAATGTCTGTACATACGGTGGTGGTGCCTTAGGACCACGTAAAGGGTAAATGTAATCGCACTCATCTACTATTAGTACGGCTCCCTCTGGCAAAATTTCTTTTAATGAACCGCTGCGGATTTCATCATCTGATATTTCATGTGCCTTTAATTCTCTGGCATTTAATCCGTCTATATGGTTAAAAAATAGGGGACGAGGGGTACCATCATCAAATGTAAATATTTTATTCTTGTTATTCAACCACATATGTAATACATAAGAGGTTTTGCCTGTCCCTGGCGTACCAGTTATTAAATAAATCATTTTTTCATTCCGAAAACTAATTTACTTGTCAATTGGTAGGTAATTACAAATGTGTATGCGCCAAATATATAGCCTAGGGCAACACCTAACCCGGCCATTAAAGCTAAGTTATACATGTCTTGAGGCATGCCAGACATTGAGGTAAAGACCCAGCCCTTTAATTTTTCCAAAACCAGCTGCAAGCCTGAGTATGACATGATGCCAATTCCTAATGCCAGAAAAACCCGCACTACTATGGAGCTTAAAACTGATGTTAATACGGTTACTAGAGCTGGCATTATTTGAATCCTTTAAATATTAGCATTCCTGCTGTCATGGTCCCAACCAGAATTACTAGCATTCTGATTTTACGTGCATACTCGCATGCTGGTTCATAGCTGATGCTATAAGACCTTGATAGGAAGTTAAAGCTAACCGGTGCCGGACAGATTCCATCACTAGGGATAAAGTTATCAGGGGTTAAATTCATTATGCCGTCATTTTTACCTGGTACTTCTATATCTGTATCGGTTGGTAGGTTGCCTACAGGCATGCACCCTACTGTGTTTTCTAAGCCCTCGCATTTGCCTTTTTCATCGCGGTCTCCGGCTCCATCACCTTTGCCATTACCTTGACCATTACCTTGACCATTTCCTTGACCATTTCCTTGACCTGAACCGCCATTATTGCCCTTGCCACTACCATTTGTACCATTAGGGCTATTCGGCCTGCCAACCTTTGCGCTATCTTCGACATCATTACGACCAATTTGATTGACTGATACGTGGTTGGTGGTAGCTGAAATACCTGAACTTCCTGAACCACCTGAACCGGCAGTACCTGAAAGTTGCGATTTTCCGCTTGTTTGATTCTTACTGGCCGAATCGATGGTAACTACATCTTGTACGGTTTTACCAGTTCTTGGATCACGATATGGCTCTGAGCCTACTACTGAAAAGGAACCGCTACCTAATCCTGATTGTATATCTGTGGTTTTTAATTGCGCAAAAGCAAGAATTTCCTTACCCAACCCATTAGAATTAATGTATGGCGTGGGATTTTTTTTTATTTCATCTGTCATGTATCGTGAAATATCTATCATCGTGATATTTCCATCATCATCATTTACAGCATGTCCTACAAGACTATAAACAGACTCATATACGTGATCGCCCTCATCTGTACGGTATATACAACTAACTGATGAACCATCAGATTCAATCCTTGCTAAACTTGCAGAACCCATAGGGGTGGAGGCTGAACCTGCGCAATTGGCCTTGGCTGCTGAAAGTGCTGCGGAAGCACTTCCATACTTTTCACCGCCACCACCACCACCACCATTTACATAACATAGACCACCTGTGCAACGATAGCTATAACTGAATTTTCTTTTGTATCTTCCGTCTTTGTCTTTTTTATAGCCGTCTTGTTCGGCTTTTTTACAAACACCATCAGGCATCTTAATGGGACCAAACTGCCCACCATTTTCATACAAAAATTCACATAATAAACCAGCATGAGCCGCGATAACGCCAGCCTTTATTGCACAACTAGGATTAGTCAGGCATCTTTGAATCAACGGCGGTAATACCTGCCTAGCAATCGTTGCGCCAACTCGCACACCCCACCCAACTGCCGGTAAAAACGCTTTCTTATAATAGACCGGATGAAAGGCATATCTATCTGCTGGGCTATGACCATATGCAACCTGCAAAAATTGGGTCTTTAATCTTGCTTCATAACCATGGAATGAATCCGTATATAACGTCTTCAATTGCATATTTGTTTTAAATTCTGTATCAAATGAATCTGTCGCTTGGTTATAATGCCATTCGCGTGCTTCCAGAACCGATGGATCTAAGTTAAATATTAATCTGCCATTTTCTGCAAATACGTAATTTCCACCTGTAAACTGCATTATGTTTTCTGCTTTGACAGTTGTTGCTAATAACATGCAGATTATTAAGATTATTTTTTTCATTTGCAAATTATCCAAACAAAAATAGCCGGCATGATTATGCCCAATATATAATATAAATCAATCATTTACGTTTATTGTATGAAGCAAACAAGAAAAACGAACAAAAGAGAAATAATATACATACCCAAATAACCGGAAAATCAACCAAATCATTCAAAGTAACCATACAACCATCTAAAGTATTCATGACAACATCCTTAAAATCACTTTAAATTTATATGCCGATACAATTAAAAGGACAAAAATCCAGCCAATCAACTGCCCCTCTATAAAGTTTTCAACCTGTGAACACTCTGGCAAATTGGCGTGAATTGTTTCACCTTGATATGTCCAGCTTTTGGCATTCTTGTTATAAACAGGGGAAATAACCCCCTGCGCTGTAAAATGGGGGACAGCTTGGGAATAGACGTAATTATCAGCTTCCTGCTGATTTTTAAAACAAATATTACCAACCTGAACCCCCATTTTTTTTTAACCTACCAGTCGACGAATATATTTAAAAACTAAAATCCCGGCACCAACCGCTACAAGTGCATACCCGTATGGTGCTACCTGTTCAGGAATCTTATTAATAGCGTCAAGGCCTGCATTATCTGCTGCAAAAGCTGAAAGCGGTAATAATGCCGCTGAACCTAAGATTGCAAGTCGTTTAAATTTATTCATTTATATCTCCATTAAAAATTAAGGAATGACGGTAATTCAATTTATTAACATGACCGCCTAACATGTTAATTTCAAATAAGTTTTAAATTTAACGGTTTTAAGCTGATAATCTGGTTTAATGTTTGGTTGCCTTTTTTGACTTGTTGAAATTCAACGTCTACTTCAATAGGCAATTTCCCTTTTAAATGCAATAGTTTATTATG